GCCGGGAGCCGATTGATCGTCAGCATCGGACGACCATCGGTCTCGTACTGCTTGCGGATCTGGTCCGGCCACTGCTCGCCAAGCCGGGAGAAACGCAGGTCTTCGGCCGCAAGCGTGCGATTGTTGGTCTCCGCCTCGTGAGCGGCGGCGAACGCTTCCTTGGCTTCCGCCAGCAGGTCGCGCTTTTCGCCTTTCGAGGTGGTGTCGTCGGCCATCAAGACATCCAAGACTGCGCGAACGATGCGCGATGATCGATCACCGGCGCCGTCCACTTTTGCTCGACAGGCTGCGCGAAGGTGAGAACCACCGCATCCCATTCGTCGGGAGAGCGAACCCCGCGGGATCGCATGTGCTCTTTGCTCTCGATCAGGAGGCGCTGGTTCGTGTCGTAGTGGTATCCAGGCGCACAGGCGTCGGCCTGCAGGCTGTCGTCGTCGGGGATGTCGGCGCCCGCTGGTTCGTCCAACCAGTCACGCGACCGCTCCCACATTTCTGCCCGGCGGTTGCGAGGGCCGGGGCGCTTCGATCCGTCGCTCAAGAGCTTGTAGGGCTCCTGCGGCTCACCCGCGAAGTTGATGGCGATGCAGATCTCGGAGTACGGCTCGCCGTAGCTCTTGAGGATGTCGTAGGTGCCGGCACCCAGACCGCCAACGTCGATGAACACAGCGTCGGGCTTATCAGCGTCGATCACCTGCTTGATCCAATTCGCGCCCTCTACGATGTCGAGCTTCGTCCGGCTCTCGCGCTTGATGACCTTGCGGCCACGACGCCATGCCAGCGAAAAACGATCGTCGCCGAAGCGCGCCGGGTCAGCACCGATGACAAGCGGCCCGATAGCCTCACAGTCGGCCTTGCGAGCCCGCAGGATGGCTTCCGGTTTGATGAAGCTGTCATGCCCCGTCATCTGGAAGGCCTCGTCAGCGGTCGCCGGGTACTCCTGCTTGAACAGCAGCGGGTCTTTCAGTTCCGCCATCTTGTTCCGCCGCCATGCCATTTGGTCGAGGTCGAGATCGTGGGCCGTCATGTAGGCTGCATCCTCATCGTCGAGAACGAAGCCTTCCGGTACGGGCCGGCGGTATTCGGGCTGCCAGAACCACGGCATGAAGACCGGGATGTAGTCGCCGATCCCTTGCTCTGCCTGCTGCCAGCGCGCATGGAACTCGCCGCCGACGCCGTTCGCGGTGCTCTCCAGAATGATCTCCGTGCCCGGAAGATCAGGGATCGCCTGGACGACGCCTGCGAAGTGGGTCTGCGCGTTCGGCCAGAAGGCGACCTCCGAGCCGTGGAAGAGCTGCACGGTCTGCGATCGTCCGACCGCCTTGGCTCCCGCGGTGCCGACTGCGTATCCGCTTTCCAGTCGGTCGAAGTACAGCTCTTTGGCATTCGCTGCCGATGTCGAAGGCTTCACCAGATCCGGGCAGTGAGCATGGTAGCGATCCACCATGCCAAAGAGGTTGTTCGTCGCGTCTTGCTCGTGGGTGAGGATGAAGCACCTCTGCCCGCGGGAATGCGTGACCCTCTGGTAGAAGCGCCCGCCTACATAAGTCGAGACGCCCTGCTGCCGACCTTTGAGGACGATCGCCCGAACCTTGCCGGTCTTGGCCTTCTGTTCCTCAAGGCGCTGGTGAAGGTAGACCTGCGCTCGGTTGAGCTGCAGCGGCACTATGGCGCCCGACTTGGACCGAATGCGGAGGCACTTTCCAGCGTAGTGCAGGAAGTCGTCACGGAGGCGAAGTCGAATGGCCCGCTCCCGATCGCTCATCACGGTCATTCAAGCCCTGCAAGCGCGTCTTCGTGCGAGATTGTAAGCTTGCCGCTGAACTCCTTGCGCTCGGTGTAGTCGTCGCGGAAGCGAGCTTCCATGATTTTCTTCCAGACCGCAGCGTTGAACCCTTGATCCGTCATGCCCGAAAAGCCGATTTCCTCTAGCTTCGCCTGCATGTGAACCTTCGCACGCGTAAGCGCTTCCGAAAATTCGGGGTGAGCGGCTGACCAATCGTCCAGCGTGGACCTGCCGATATCGAAATGCGCACACATTTGGGCAAGACTTTTACCAGCCTTCCCAAGGTCGATTACCGTCAAACAATAGGCTGGATCGTATGTGCTAGGTCGCCCCGCCGACTGAATATCGGCAGGATCTTTGCGCTTGGTCACGGTGGCAGTTCCTCTCGGATTGTTGCCGGATGCGGGTTCTCTTACGAGCGCGTCCCGTACTGAGCGGCGATGCGCTGCTCCATGGTGGGCTCTTCGTATCGGAAGGGTCCTGTACCCAAGAGCGGGTTGGCTGCGCCCTTCTGAAGCTGTGCGGGCTGGGCCGCAGAGGCGATGCCGGCAAGCAGCGGATTGGACTGTGCGGCTCCAGTGACAGAGCCCTGCGGGTAGAACATCGACATGGCCGACTTATCGTCGATCGGGACGTTGCCATAGTCGCTGTAGACAAACGGCATCTGGTTCATGCCCTCGGTCGACTGACGGGCCGACTGCATGTAGGCATCCCACGAGTTCTGGTCTGTGCCGTAGGAGGCCGGAAGCGCGGTGTTGGCTGGCGTGGCAACTGGAGTGGTCGGAACTGCGGCGACAACCGGAGCTGCGGCGCCCCATGTGCGCCCTTCCTTCTGGCCGAAGTTCTGCCAGTGGATCTGTGCGGTGTCAGGGCCGTAGGTTGCGACGGCTGCGGCTACGTCGGGGTAGCGCTTGAGGTAGGCGAGAGCTTCAGGGTCCGTAACGCCGGCTGCGGCGAAATACTCGTCGAGGGGGTCGATGGTGTTGCTCATGTCGGCCTCGCTGTGTTCAGGCCGCTGCGTACTGAGGGTTGCCCTGTAGCGCGCGGATTTCGTCGTAGGCCTGCATCAGGCGACGCTTCGTCTCGCCATGCTGTGCAACTTCGATGCGGAGGAGTTCCTTGACCGCTTCGTCGGCCGGGAGTTCGCCATCATAGATGCGGAGGCGGACATGCTCTTCGTTCGACACGATCGTCCCCACTGTTCTGGTCTTCACCGCCTCGAACTCCGCAGCGCCACCTCGGTCAGCTTCGTGCGCAGAGGCTTCACGCCGTCCACGAGGTCGGCCATTGTCTTGCCGGTGGTGTAGTCGGTGGAGGGAGAGCCCAGCAGAGCGTTGCGCTCAATGGCGTGGAGGTCTTCGTCGCCGGCATTATCCCGAGGAATGCTCATCGCTCGTCTCTCCGGTTGGTGTGAAACGGCTGTCTGCGATTACGGGCAAATTTGCTTGCGGAAGGGCACCCTTTAGCCTCGAACGATCGGCTGTGCATGGAGGGCACCGAACGGGGAGACATCGCAGACTTGTCCGGCTGCCGTTGTTCGCCGGTTAGGAGATGCCCTTCGCCCGAAGATGGATGGCTAGGTTCGCTTACTTGTTGCCGGCTACGGAGGACTTCGCGTCATCAAACCGCTTTCGCAACCAATCCTCTTGCTCGACAGTCTGAATGCGATCGTCGTTGATCCGCAACCGGACCCGGCTGCTTTCGAACACGGCTAGCTTCGCAAGTATCTGCCCGTCGTCGTTCGGCTCCATCATGTGAGCCTGCTGCATCATGTAGTAGTGAAGCTGGTCGAGCATCCCAGCGAATACGCGAAGACGATCTGCCGCCTCGTGACCATCCCGATCGTTGAAGTCCGTGATGAGGGCTTCGGGGCCGTCTGGCGCGCTCCAGATACGTAGATCGAAAGCCCACTTGGGTTCCGCAGCCTTGGGCTTGAGCCGATCACGAATGTCGATGACGTTCTCGCTCACTTCTTGCCCTTCCCACCACTGCCGGACTTGCCGCTCGACTTCGATCCTGACGAGGCCGAGGAGGATCTGCTACCCCCCACTTTGCCGCCATCAACCCCGACCGCGCTGTCCCGCTCGCCGAAGCCTGCAAAGCCGCCGCTCATGGTTCCGACACCGCCGGCACGACCCGTGCCGTTCGTGCCCGTGGCAGAGCGATTACCGCCCATGCCGCTGGAGCCCATGCCGTTCATGCCTCCACCGAACATTCCGCCGAGGCCCGAGCCGAAGCCGGCACGAGAACCCACCGGGCCTGCAGCCGTGCGCGCCGTAGCAGGAGCAGCGATGCGGCCACCCAGCCAGCCACCGGCAATCGCGCCGATCGGACCGAGGACGGCACCACCGATCACGCTGCCGGCAATGCGGCCCGGTGTCAGGCCAAGGCGCGAAGCCAGAGACGGCGCCTGTATGACGGTCGGGGCGACGGGAGCCGCAGAGAACGTTGGCCGGGCTGTCGGCGTGGTGACGGCACGAGACACGACCGGCGCCGCACGCGAGACAGGAGCGGCGATCGTACGTGTCGGGGCGGCGGTTGCCGCCGGGCGAGAAGTCGGGGCGGCCACACGCGAGATCGTGCGGGGCGCGCTCGTGGGCGTCGGGACCGAGGTCGGGCCAAGGACGCCGCCGAGAGCGTTCGCGGGCAACTGGCCCTCGATGCTGCGGGGTGACCCGATCTTGCCGGCGAAGCTCGTTGCAGCAGGCGCGGAGAGGAGCGCATTCCCGACAGGAGCCGCCTGTGCCGCACTCACGCCGAGGAGGCTGCCGAGAGACGGTGCGGTCTTCGTCGGAGTGCTGGGGCCGAGACGGCTTGCGAGGTTCGTCGCCTGTGCGGGCGATAGACCTGCTGGGGAAATGGAAGCGGGTGCCGTCCGCAGGCTCGCGAGCGACTGCGGGTCGGTGAACGCGCCGCCGAGGCGAGTGGCGAGGTTTCCTTCCTGTGCTGCGGTGAAGCCTGTGGTGCGGGTTGGTGCGGAGACGGCAGGAGCCGAGACCGTGCGCGCTGGCGTCGAGGCAACGCGCGACCCCTTG